CATTTCAAACGTCTTTGGACTTCAAAAAATTTGGAAAAAGACGATAGGGATGCTATTTGGCGCTGGTTTGATGCTTTCATAATGTTAGCTAAAAAATATCAATCATGTATAGGTGCTAAAGTTATTACACGTAATGCAGCTGGTGGATATAATATGCAATAATTTATTTGATAATTTAATTCATAGGAGATTTAAATTAAAATTCGGGGATAACAAAACTATCCGTAACATGTATTAATGCGTTAGCAACAATCAAATCCGGTCTCACGACTGTACTGGTATTGTTTAACATCAATCTTTGATTACAATAATTGGTGTAAATAACTTGTCCTCTTATTCTTGTGTCTAATTTCATAGAAGAACTGCTAGTAAGCTCTGTGTATTTAATAAGCCGGGGCAAGCAGTTATAAGAAATAACTTGTCTGGCCTGATGTTTTTCCATATTCAAAAAAGTATTCATGGGAAACTTTTGTAGAAGCATTTTATCGTCTGGAACAAAAACCGTTACATCTGCTTGTATTTCATTAAATATTTGATCCATTTGAGCTGTTCTAACCAAATGCAAAAAAACTTTGTGGTTATCAGCTTCGTTTAAGTAATCAAGTAAAGATCCCGGGTTGATCGGCACTCCTTGTGAATTCCCCGGAGGTGCTATTTTGCTGTAAGTATACGTTAAGTCAAGACCTGGTATTACTGGTGAAAAGTATGCCATTTTAATTAAATGATAAATTTTTTAATTGATAATAAATGGACCGGGATAATTTATCACTAAATCAAATTTACGGACCTGGTTTAGGTAATAAATCAGGTATATTTGCTTGGCCAATTGCAGCATGCTCCGGAAAAGTAGAAAACCAAAGATTTGTTTCCTTGTCATCAGAAGAAGCTAAAAAAGTTTTAAGCCGATATAATTCGGCAAAAAGAAACTTGAAGAATAATCGAATAAAAGAATTTTACCAAACACAAAACCTTTTCCCAGGAAATTTAGGAATAATAATTTTGATTTTTTTGAGTTCTTTATTTGCGATTTATGTTACTTATCAAAATGAAAATCTATACTAAATTATTACTAGCAAATGGAAGAAACCAAAATTCTAAAGGTTCGGGTTTCTATGAAACCGTGTAATTTAGACCAAGAACCTAGAAAGTATATCCTCAAAAAATTAAAAGAAATGAAGGAAACCTTGACTTCTAATTTAGCAGGACATGTGATAGATATTTTAGACATCATTTCTTATTCCAATAAAATATCTGATGTAACGGAAGACATTATTTGGACGGTTGTCTACAAGGCGCTGGTTTTTAGACCAAAGAAAGATCAAAAATTAAAAGTCACGGTAACAATGGTCTTGGCTTCTGGGATACTGTGTAATTTTTATGGTATTAAAATTTGGGTGCCAAGTCATTTGACAAATGGATATAAGTTTGGTAGTAATGTTTTTAGAAAAGATGATGATGTGATTAAAGTTTCTGATACCATAAAAATTATTATTTCCGTAGTGAGATATGATAAAAAAGCCTTTTCGTGTATTGCCAGATTAGAATAAAAGATTTTGTATACTATTCTATACAAAATAAGTTATAGAAGAATTTCCTTTTGTTAAAAATGTGCGGAATATTCTTTGTTCAATCAAAAAACGGATTAGAAAATGTACACGAGGACGGGATGAAAGGTGTTTTGGATAATTTTTATAGTTTTCAATCGAGAGGTCCTGATAGAAGCAAGCATAAAAGACAACTTTTAAATGAAGAAAAATCTACTGAAAGATTTATAGGGTTTCACAGGCTTGCTATTAATGGAATTTCAGAAGAAGGGGATCAGCCAATTACCTTACAAGACGCGGAAAACGAAGTAAACATGATTTGCAATGGTGAAATTTATAACTACAAGCAATTAGCTGAAGAATATGACATTTCTTTGTCAGAAGGATGTAGTGACTGTGCAATTATTCCAAGTTTATTTTTAAAGATAGGCATAGTAGAAACGATTTCTAAATTAGACGGGGTATTTGCGTTTGTTTTAACTCACAGTGACAAAATTTATATCGGTCGAGATGCTATCGGAGTTCGACCCTTGTTTATAAGAAAAGATTCTTTGAATTTAGTGGTTAGTTCGATAGCTAAAGGGTGCGAAGGATTTAAAATTGAGGGAGAAACCCAACAAGTCCCGCCTGGAACTCTAACTGTTTTTAACGAATCAAATACACTCGGGCAAAACTTTTCTCAGACAAAATGGTGGAAATTGTCAAATCCACATTTAAATTCCATTCAAATAAATCCTACCTCCGAAGTTAGAAAATTGCTGATTGAGGCTACAGAAAAACGCTTGATGAGCGAAAGACCAGTTGGCTGCTTGCTTTCTGGAGGATTAGATAGCAGTGTTATTGCTGCTATACTAGCCAAACGCGTAGAAAACCTTAAAACTTTTTCTATAGGATTTTCCTCTGATTCTACAGATCTTAAATATGCAAGGTTAGTAGCTAATCATTTAAATACTGATCACTCAGAAATAATTATTCCCTATGAAAAAGCATTGTCAGCTATTCCAGAAGTAATTAAAGCAACTGAAACAACCGATATTACAACGATAAGAGCCAGCGTTGGTATGTATTTACTTAGCGAGTGGATCAAGCAAAACACCGACATAACAGTTCTTTATTCAGGGGAAGGTTCAGATGAGTTATTTTGCGGATATCTGTATTTTCATAACGCTCCGGATAACAAAACCTTAGAGCAGGAATCCAAACGCTTAGTCAACGAACTTCATCTTTACGATGTTTTGAGAGCTGACAGAACCACAGCTGTACACGGTTTAGAGCTAAGAGTACCTTTCCTGGATAAAAAGGTTGTGCAATTTGCAATGTCACTTCTAGGAGAAGTCAGAACTCCTAAAAACGTCAAAAATATGGAAAAAATTTTTCTAAGGCAAGCATTTTCGGATATGTTACCGGAAAAAGTTGTTTGGAGACGCAAAGAAGGGTTTAGCGACGGTGTTAGTAATCTAGAAAAGCCATGGTATAAGCATATTCAGGAAAGTTTGCCAGAAGAAAAAGAGGTTTCGGATGTTAGGAAAGAAGAAAAATTTTACAGACAAATATTTGATGAAAATTTTAAAGATATCAGAAATCCCGTTCCCAAAAATTGGATGCCAAAATGGACAAATACAGATGATCCTTCAGGTAGAGTTATCGAGGCGTTCGATGAAAGTTAATTTTAAATTCAATGAATTTAAAACTATTTTCGCCTTTTTCTATTATTATTTTTTCCTTTGCCATTTCTTTTGTTGTATTTTTTCTTTGGCTTGGCGTTATTAGGCTTATTGGACTTGCGTTTATTATCCGTGGGCTGTGTAGTTTTTTGAGTTTTGGTTTCGCTTTCAGAATTAGACCTTGAGTCTGTCCAACCAGCAACTTTTTTGCTCTTTTTATTATTTTTACGATGATCATGTTTCTGCCCAGCTGGAGCGTATTTAATTTCAATTGCTCCAACTGGTGGATTTTCAGACAAGTCACCAAAGGTTTTACGCAGCGATTTAGTCTCTAAAATTTCTGTTTTTCCTTTTTTACCCATTTTTTCTTTTTTAGTGTATTGCCAATGAGTTTTATTGTCTTTGTAGGTATGTATTAACATATTACCTTGCTTTGAACGGTCAAAACATACAATTTCTTCGTCTTTTACGGGTAATTTTTCTCCATAAAAGCATACACCCCTCCATTTGTAACATTTATTGTTACTCATGTTTGATAAATTTTTCTTCATATAGTCAGGTAGAGTATCAACTGCTTTAAAAAATTTACCAGCGTAAATTTTTGGCTCTTTTTTCTGCCAGTTAACCGATCGTCTTTCTTGACGTTGTTTTTTGTAAGTTTGATCCTTCTTTTTTTGATCTGTGATACATCTTTTTGCCTTAGCGCTGTTTTTGAGTTTTTCCTGTTCATAGTGTTTGCGAGCATTTTCTCTCATTTCTTCATTGAATTTATCGATAAACGGCGTAGGATCGTTCTTGAATCGAATAAGTTCTTCTTTTGAAGTTTTGAGATTTTTATTTACCTCCTCCAATTTGTTTTTCGCTTTATTAATCATGAAATCTGCGTTAGGCGCTGTCGTCGACAAGGATCTAAGAATTTTTTCTTGTCTTTTCTTTTGAGATTCTAATAGCGAAATTTTTTCGCATATTCTGTTTTGAATAACGATTCTTGTGCGTTTATCCATTTCTTATTATAAGTGTGTTAAAATATTAAATCACTTTGTATAAATGGAAGGTCTTTCCGCCAAATTACAAGAAATTATAGAAAGTCGACCTTTGAAAACTCTCGTAGATACTGAAGATACAAAATCAAACACGGAATGGAGAGACAGCATTTTTGTACATTATGTGTCAAATGATATACCAAGAGTTTTTGATGGTAGAATAGTTTGGAAAAATTATTTGTCCAAAATCGGAAATCAAGGTAAATGCGGAAGTTGCTGGGCATGGGCATCGTCTTCTGCGTTAGCTGACAGATTTGCAATTATGTCACAAGGTAAAATTAAAATTTCACTGTCACCTTTATATTTACTTGTTTGTGATATACAAAGCATTTTAAATTCGCCAAGCGATGCAACTATTTTTGATATAAGCAGTATTCCAGGAAATTCAAATGAAAATCAATTAACACTATTACTATCGAAAGGAATCGGAAAGGTTGGATGTCATGGAAACACATTATTAGATGTTTGGAAATGGTTATATCTACGTGGAACGTCTACAGACGAATGTTTATCTTATATAAGTAAAAAAGGAGATGAGTTTATAAGTATTACAAATTATCAAGAAGATAATCAATTACCTTTGTGTACGCAAGTTTCTGGCCCATCAGCTGATATGTGCGGTGATTTTTACATAGAACAAGATACAGGTTTGCAACTTGGCAATCCAGCGAGATTTTTTAGAGCGATATGTTATTACACAATACCAGGAACAGTTGATCAAATGGGTTCTCAGCTAAATATAATGTCAGAAATATTATGCAATGGCCCGGTTACAACTGGTATGAGGGTTTACCCTGATTTTTATGATTTTGACGCAAAAAACGATGTTTATAGTGCGCAAGAAGGACAGCAACGTGTAGGAGGACATGCTATCAAAATAGTTGGGTGGGGTGAAACATCTGAAAAAGAAAAATATTGGATAATAGCCAATTCTTGGGGCACAAATTGGGGTAGAGATGGATATTTTTACATGAAAAGAGGTGTTGACATGTGTGGTATTGAGTCTAATGTGTCTTGTGGTATTCCTGACATGTTTTATCCATCAGGAGCTATATTCCCACCGCAGATAAATAGATATATTTCGGTTATTCCAGATGAAGATGCCATGATAAGATTAAAAATAGATTATGGAGCAGTAGAGTCTTTTGTGGCGGGTGGAATTGATCCAAGGATCGGATATTATCGCAGAGCTCTTTATGCTTACACTGGGTACCCCTGGAAGCATTTAAATACCATGAACGATGTAATGAAAATGCTTACAAATCCTAGATATGCTTATCAAAATCGTTCTTCTACGATAGAAAATTTTGCGATAAGATTCGAGAAAATGAAGCCGGAAGAAATTTTCATCGTAATATGGCTTTTTTTGGTTTTTATTTGTATCTTTATAATGTGTTTAAATTCAGCAAATTCAAAGTCAAACTAGTATAAATTTAATATTCAAAAACGTATTAAATTTTCTCGTCTGTAACAGACAAAGCTCTAAAATGCTTCTAAGTATCTTTAAAAAATACTAACAAACAAAAACATTTGAATTAAAAAAATTCTTTGAAAAAAAGTTGGTCCACGATTTCTAGATTTTAAAGATATTTACAAATAGTTTAATCGTCTCAGAAAAAAGATCGTTTCGTCTGTAACAGACAAAGCTCTATTTGTTTTTTTATAACTATTATTACGACTTTCTGAGTTTTTACTACACTTACATATAATCTACATGCAAAATGCAAATACCGAGCCCAAGTTAAAATTTTCTCGTCTGTAACAGACAGATCAGTAAAATATCTCTAGATATGTTGTAAGCAAAGAAAACATCTAAAACATTTGATTTAGAAAAAATCATCTCAAAAAAGTTGGTCCCTGTGAAATGAATTCTCATGATATTTAGATGATGTATAAAAGCCTTGGTTTTAAGATCGTTTCGTCTGTAACAGACAGACTAGTAAATTGTGTATCGTTTTTGTAAATTAAACTTTACAATTATTAGTTGTTTTTTATAACCTTTATAGGTTATAAAAATTTACTCGAAGCTTACTTCTCGCCTTCCTAAATCTTTTTTAATTCTGTCTAATGAATACTGACATCGGTGTGTAAACAAAAATTTTCCTAATTCCTCCCATACTGGCTCTGAACAAAAAGGAGGTTCTGGTATTTCATAATCAAATGTTGTGAATAGCTCTCGAACACGTAAATGATTCAAACAAGTTTTATCGTATTTCTCAGGCAAGTTATCGATACTTTCGTACTCTTGCAAAAGTTTAAATGAATTGACAGGACCTACTTTACGAATATTGGTGTTATAATCTGTACCACACATAATGCATAAATCTCTAAAAGTTTCCAGAGAAAATCCAGTGCTTTCTAAAATACCTTCTAGAGATAACGAAATACATTTACCCGTAGTTGTATCAATTTTATGAAGTAAAAACGGTGATCCGTAAGCAATTACATCTGTGTCATCGGACATTACAGCGTCCACTTTTCCTGTAAGTGACATAAAAGCGCACAAGGTTTCTGCTTCTGTTTCAGAAGTACAAAAGGGGACACCAAGTAAAGTCAGCAATGTTTGACTGTTTACTATGTCTTCTGCCGATAAAGAGACCACTTGATTTTTTAGACGCTCCAGATATCTTTCTAGATAAAATTTATCGATAGCTTTTTCTTTTCCCATTAGTCTCTTTACTTTAGTGGGACTTTTCTTTCTCCGAGCAGTTATATCTAACAAAATTTGTTCGACTTCACCTGTTCTTGTATACAAATTTAATGCGTATTCTACCGCTGCTACTTTTTCACGTAATTTTTCTTTTTCACCAGCTCTTCTTTCTTTCTCTGCTATTTTTTCATCAGGAGGCTTCCCGTCGTAAACAAAAAAACAATGAACTTCATTTCTACGAAGACACATAATCAAATTTAACAATGCGCTCAACCATCGATCACCAGCAGCTGCTTTATATTTATACAAAAACAAACTAGCGTCGACAGCAACTTTGCGAAAACTATATTCAGAGAGGGAAATTTCTCTATATGCTTCTGCTGCTTGTTTTTTAAGCAATTTATGCAAACTTTTTATACCCATGTTTGACTTTAAAAATAGATCTTAAAATTTTCAATTTACAATAAATGGAAATACAAGTAAAAGAAAATAATAAAAGTTATACATCCCCAGTAAAGAAAACTATTCGGGAATGTTTTGTGTGCAAAGAAGATAGCGTTTTACTTTTTCCAGATAGAAGTATAGATTGCATGCTTTTGTATCCAGTTTGTAATCGTTGTTTAAACAGTTTTTTGATTATATATCCAAACATATTAAGAAAGATAAGAAACAGAGAAATTAATGGTAACTTAGATAAACAATGATACGTCGGAATAGATTGTTAGATGCTCAATTTGAAGTAAGGGAGTTGGAAAGATTGTTGTTAGAAGCCAGGTTAAGACAAAGAAAAATAGCAAAAGAGGTGGGACATCAAGGATGGGTGGATTGGATTTTTGAATTTTTAGGGTTTTAATTGTCATTGCAATTAAAATCCGCTTGTCTAAAGAATTAAAACTTTTAAAAAATGAGCTGGGCAGATAAAGCAAAGGCTAACAACACTTCGGAAACGGAGAAACAAAAAGAAAAAGATACAGAAACTCTTAAAATTGTTCCTCGAAAAAGGAGAATCCCGGATACCCGAGTGAGAACAAATTTAATTTGTATTGATAGTTTTACCGATTTCGATACATGGGATGAACAATATTTTCATCATTTATGTGATTTATGGGAGATGTTAAAATTTATTGCCAAAGATCATCATTTAATTTTAGAAACATCAGACGATGATATGTTCCAAGAATTTAGACATTTTATATATACGAAGTCATCTAAATATGTAACGTTTTCAAGAAATGAGCGACAGCGAAACTTCTGATTCTGAAGAAATATTTACCGAACCTGAGATTAATTACGAACAAATGGTGATTGAAACCGGGGTAGAATGGGCTATGGAATTTGATAATTATTGTCATGATAAATGTTTGCTAATTGGTGAAAAAATGATGTTCAATGACGCAATTAATTTTATGAAGTTTTTGTTTATGAAACCTTCTTAATATGTTTAATTATATTAAGAAATTACTTATCTTCAGCATTTTCGTCTTCATTATCTTTATCTTCATCTACATCTTCATTTCTTGGAGATATTTCTCCAGGGGATTTCGAATCTTCTGCAACTTCTTCTATTTCTGCATCTACGTTTTCCGGAGATTCTTCCAGATCTTGTAACTCATCAGCGATATCAGCATCACTTATTTCGCTATTGTTTTCCGATGATTCTACTACATTAACAGACTCCATTGGATCATCACCGCCCATGCCAGCTACCATCATACTGCTCATCATCGGGGCGATCATATTCATAACGCTAGCTAAAGGATTTTCAGGTTTAGGTTTAGAAACGTTAGGCTCGTTGACAGCTTGTTGTACCCGCGGGGTTTGTGGGACTTCTTGTACCATTTGAACTTTGTGACTAATGTTATTTCTAACCTGAGGTGGCATAATTTTAACTATCTCTTGTAAAACGGCATCTAAAATCTTAATTTTTTGATTTTGCTCTTGAATTATTTTTTCAAGCTCTTGTACTTTACTCGAAGTCGAAGAAGTTTTCATTTGGAAGTAAACAAACATTCCTACTAAAACTACTATCTCTCCGACTATATGGAAAATTTGTGCTTTTTCGAGAGGCATTTTAGTAGTGACCTTGATTGTTTAAACGACTATATTAAAAAACTGAGACAAAATTCCAACCTAAATCAGAAAACAAATGACGGCAAATTTCATCGTGATAAGTTTTTCTTTCAACGGTTTTTAGAATATTAAACTCTGATATATCACACGGGTGGCCGTGCTTTTTGAGTAATTGATACAAAACGTATTGATTATTGATGAAATTTTTACGACCAGCACCAATTAACATTTTAGTGTTGTTATTTTTGTATAATTTTTCGTAAGTTTCCACTAATTGATCAAAATCATTTAATATATCTTGTTCTAAATGCGAAATGTCAGGGGGTTTAACCCCCGTTAAGTTGTGGTGAATTAGCACAGCATCTTCGTAGTGTTTTGAGTTTTTTGTTTCCTTTAAAAACAGCAATATATGTTCTTTTGTGATTTTGGAAAATTTGGTTTTTGGGTCACTGCTTGATAACAGTAAACCATGCTGACTAAATTCATGGATTAATTCATCGTATACTTTTTGTGGTATAGTACTATTTTGCTTGCCTTGATACTGATTCATACAATCTCTGAAATGTATACGTTTATCGTAAGTATATTTACTGCCAACATTTACTCTTTCGGCGTCTTTGTAACTACTAGAACTAGCTTTCATGACGGTTTCATCACCACAGTTAACACAAATGATAAAACCCTCACTTTCTAATAACAAATCACTACCACATTTTTCGCAAATTTTTGATTCAACAGCTTTCTCGTTAACTATTCCAATATTTGGAATAAATTTTTGAGCTATTTTTAGGTATTTAGAAATTAAGGGAGTTTTTTCGTCTTCTTGTATTTCTTCTACACCCATGAATGATACTTTTTTTGGCTTGCGTAATATTTTTGTGTATTCTTGTAAAATTTCAGCTGTTTCCATGATGTAAAAATCTTCCGATTTCCGAGAAATAATTTCTTCAATTTTTTTCCGTAAAAATTCTTTTTCGTTTTTCAAATTTTTGTGCGTGCTATTTTGAAGATTTAGGGGTATGGCTTTTTCTATGGCTGTATATCTTTCTTTGTAAATTTCTAATTTTGCCCGCTCTTCTTCAAAATTTTTCATGACATTTTCATGAATTGACAATATGTCTATCTCTGTATTAGCCATTTTCAATTACAAATGTGTGTTTAAGTCGTATGGCTTCTATAGATATGTTATTGCAATAAAATTTAAAAATATTTTCTAGCTATACATAAAATGTCTACTAACATCTGTACGTCAAATCTTACATCCGGTTTCATCGATCTTGCTACTTACGATGAACAAGAGAAATATATGTATGGTGGTCGTTTCGCGACCGCATACTTTGTGCGTGAGACCCGCAAGTCCACGTGGTTTACTCAGGTCCCTGTTGTCCTAAGTAAGTGCAGTGGCGCTCCTGCTTTCGGCAGTGAGTGGTCCGTGCAAATTTCCCGCGCCGGTGATTACCTGCTACAGACCTGGCTTCGCGTGGAACTTCCCGAAGTATGCATCACCAACAACCAAGCCAACGGTGGTCTTGGTGCCGCAGCTACCTTCATTGGATGTGTTGCAGTTCGCTGGACTCGCAACATTGGTCACGCTCTTATCCGCGAGGCTTGCCTTACATTTAATGATCTTGTCGCTGCTCGCTTCGACAACTACCACTTGGACTTCTGGGCGGCCTTCACCACCCCGGCTTCCAAGCAGACCGGTTACAATAACATGATCGGTAACGTCGGTCAGTTGATCGGTATGGGTAACGTGCACTCGCTCCCAGCAGCTGTGCTTAACGTGCCTCTTCCGTTCTTCTACACTCGTGACAGTGGTGTGGCTCTGCCAACTGCAGCGCTTCCGTACAACGACATGCGCATTCAGTTTCAGTTCCGCAATCTTGGTGAGTTGCTTATCGCTGATTGGTGCCAGCAGGGTTCGGTCGCCGCCACCCCTGTCAATGTGTCCACCGGTACCGCATTCTGGGTCACCCTTGGTCAGCAGAGCTCCATCTGCCTTGATCAGTCTACGATCAACCAGCTTCCAGCTGTTGGTGGAGCCCAGGATAGCGCTTCTGGTATTATCACCCCCGATGTCGCTACTGGTGCCTGGGCCTTCTGCAACGGAGAGCCTAAGCTTGGTGCTGTCAACGTGTGGGCTAACTACGCCATTGTGTCCAACGATGAGCGTAAGCGCATGGCATGCGCCCCTCGTGATATCCTCATCGAGCAGGTGCAGACCGCTCCTCCGTGTGGTTTCAACCCGCGCAACGTCAACACCCCAGAGCAGTACGATGTTCGCTTTTCGCATGCGATCAAGTGCCTGTTCTTCGCGGTGCGCAACAAGACGCTTCCTTGCGAGCACTCCAACTACACGACCTCGCCTGCCCAGGCAGTCCTTGGATGTGTTGCCCAGGGTAACCTTAACGGTGCTGGTGGTACGATCCTTAACACTGCTAGTTCTTTCGATCCGGTTGCAGCTGCTTCTCTTCTTTACGAGAACACTTACCGTCTTGCTAACATGGGTTCGGACTACTACTCTTTGGTTGAGCCTTACTACAAGGCCCCTACCATCCCTGAGCGCACGGGTTACCACATGTACTCCTACTCTCTGGACTTCTTCAACCTTGACCCGATGGGATCTACCAACTACGGTAAGCTGACCAACGTGTCTCTGTACATCAACCCGTCGCAGGCGGCTGTGGACGCAGCATCTGCTGCCACGTTGCTTGTTCCACAGGCAGCTCAGTTCGCCGCTGCTTTTGCCAACGCGGCCGCATTCGACCCAACGGTTTACTGCGTCAACGGTTTTGCATACCGCTCGGCATGTAACTCGTCAGTCAACGGTACCAATGTGGGCGGTCTGGGTGCCGCGACGGTCAACAACTATGCGATCTACTGCGCTCAGCAGTCCTTCGAGTTTGTTGTGACCGCGGTGAACAACAACATCGTGCGCATTAGCGGTGGTGCTCTTGGTTTCCCTGTCCTCTAAATTTCCCCATGTTTTCAGGTTGTTATTTATCATATCATATTTCACATATGAAATATGATTTAGTAAGCAAGTATAGAGTGATGATTTACTTATTAATAATATGTTTAACAAACTCTTTTGCTTTTGTCTTTGAGCGTCGTTTGATGTATATGCTATACATGCTGTCGATATACTTGTGGTGTTTGGTGTGTGGCAGCTGTAGAAGTGCGGAATGATCCAAGGCATACCAAAGGTGTACGATGAGCACTGTCAATGCTAGCACAGTGTCGTCTTTCCAGAACAGCAGATGCATTCCAAGGACCGAGAGTACAGGTCCGCTAAACTCCGCTGCCATGTCAATGGGATGAAAGACAAGGTTTGTGCTCCACGAGGAGTGTTTGCAGCAGTGGTGCATGGTGTGTATTTTGGAGCCTGTCTTTGTGCAGTGTAGTAGAGTATGCGCTGTCGTGAAGAAAATCTCCGTTAAGGCAAGGTTGATAAATAAATACGGCATGGCGTCTTTGATCGCCGCTAGAACGGAAAAAACTGACGTTATCTCTTTTAGCTCAATATTAGCATATACAAGGGCAACGAGAGCGTTCGTGAGCACAAGATTGATAAACATGATGGTAGCGACCAATGGTCTTCCATAGCCATGTTTTTCTAGTGTCTGTAAATTTTTTTCTGCATATGGAAAGAGTTTCCAGTCAATAAAGACGCTAGCGTAACCTAAGAGCGTTTGGAGGCACCAAGCGCCGAACCCATAGCGAACGGACAGAGGTATCCCAGCTACGCAGAAGATGCAATAGACTTCAAATATAAACTCTTTTGTGCTTGGCATATTTTTTAATATTTTCAATGAATTTACTTTTTCCCTTGCAATCTTTTTTCCAAAATCAATTCTGTGATCAATTAAAAAATAACAATTTAAAACCTCAGAATCTATAATTGATAGCCAGTATGCCCGAGTGGTTAAGGGGATCGACTTAAGATCGACTGTTTAGTTACGCGGGGGTTCGAATCCCTCTGCTGGCATATTTATCTCCATTGGAGATAAATGCTTAACATAAGGCGGCTTACATAAAAAAAGAGCCGACATACGCAGAAATAAAGAATACAAATGAACCCCAAGCCATGTCTATCAGTGCTAATTTAATATCCCAGTCTTTAAGAACAGCAGCGGCCGTTAAATCATAAACACCGTATAATACAAGACCGAAGAGGGCTCCGTAAATTAAACTATCGGTAAGCGCATGTGATTTGCGTATCCTTGGTAAAACAAATAAATTTAAACCAACTACCATCAACATATAAGACAAAACAGCATACGCCATGTTAGCCTTCAGCGAAGACTTTTGTATAGCCATAACTTGTTTGGAATATTGAGAACTCATGTAAGTACCTACCCAAATACCATCCAAGATTAAAAGTACAAGAGTCGAAACTATGTTACTTAACATTTATTGTAAGAGTAAATTTTTGCTTGTAAAATGTTAAAAACGTCTATAAGTTCTCTTTGTGTTTTTAACAAAATGATTAGTATCAATTAACAAATCTACCAAACAATCAATACAAACTCTTTCTTTTCGATGGCCCTCTATTTCGCTTCTTTCGCAAATATCGCAATTGTAATATTTTTTACGTTGCCAGTCTATACATTCAAAATCTCGATTACTTTCGGTGTTTAAAGCTACGTACAAAGGATCTAATGTAACTGTTTCATCAAATTTAAGAACCCCCAAATCTCCCAATCTGTTGATTAAACAATCCATACATATTCTATATCGATCCCCAATGTGTTTACTATGCTCTAAACATATTATACACATCTTTTCTTCGGTTTTTCTGCTAATATCAAAACCTTGGTAAAATAATTTTGCTTGGACTAAACTATGAATCAAACAATCATAACAAATATGATGCTTAGTGCTTAAGAAATCACTGATGTTATGACACGTATGACATTGTCTCCTAGAAAATCCAGGGGGTGATCTTTGAATAGGACTTCTAGAAGAAAGGGGGCTGGAAAATCTCGGACTTCTAGTGCTTATAGGACTTGGGACTCCGGTAGCCATTATACTATTTAAACTTGATAGACTTCTGGTGATTACTGACATACCTGGAGGTGGTCTTATAGGTTCTTGAGGCCTAGATACAGGTACACGCGGTACGCCGCGACGAGGTTCTTCAGAAACAGTATTTTCCAAACTTCTGTCCATCGTATTTACATTTGGAGCTTCGGTAAGCAAATTTTCTTGAGTTTCTGAAACACTTTCCGAAACTTCTTCTTCTTCTTCGGTTGCATATGGTCTTTCAGATCTCAATCTATTATGGAAATCACTCATTTCTCTATGCTAAAATTTATTTATTTTACTCGAAAAGCAATTATAAGCAGCTTTTGTAATAGTGATTTATGATTTAAAGTTTTTTGACAACGAATAAACAAAATGCAAGCATCAAATTATAGTTATGAACCTTATAACGAAAAATTTATAATTTTGTACGGAGATAAACAGTATTTTGAATCAATAGTCAAAACTCTTGGTGGAAAATGGAGAGCAAAAATTAATGCTTTTTTGATCCCAAAAAATAACGAAGATCGAGTTAAATCCTTGTTGCTGTCTTTGACAAATGATGAAAAACTAAAAAATATGTCAACAAAATTTAAAAGTCGTCATGACCAACGAAAATATCATCGAGAAAAAAGTGATGATGAGTATTCTTCATCTAGCGACGAAGAAGACCTAATAACTTTGCCAAGACAACCTTCTCCCAGAAAAAGAGTGGTTAGAAATACTAAAAGATCTCTGAAAAATGTCAAAAGAGAAAAAAGTAAAACTTTGAAAGACAAAAGAGATAGTAAAACACCAAGTAAAAGATCCAGAAGAAGATTAAGAAAAGAGAAAATTTTTGTGCCCAAAGACATATTACTTGCCAGTGAATCGTCAAACACCGAAGACGAATCTTCAAGTGACAGTGATTTCCCCGAAGCTGAAGATCCAAGAGACATCGAAAAAGAACATAAATTGCATTTGTCTAGGATGAGGAGAATGAGACGTCGAGACAAGATACTCAAAAAGTAAAAATGATTTATTTAAGGATTAGTAGATGAGAATTAAATATGTCTTCTGAAACAGAAAAATGCAAAACCACCATTGGTGGTAATTCTATATCCAAAGCTGATATCGATCAGCAAGGAAACAAGATACGCGAAGTCGATACTTGGCCACAGCAATCGGATAACTCTTCCTCATCTTTACACTTATTTTGTTATACAAAGTGTACCGCTGAAGATAACAAAGTTGTTCAATGCAGCCGTGGAACTATTTTCGATGACAAAAACACGAATATTATTCAATCTTTTCCGTTTACACCGGAGTATACCACAGAAGATAGTGAGTTGATTGAAAAGTTTGGTGATGTTAGTTCATGCCAAGTATATGATGCTCACGAGGGAGCATTGTTAAGAGTGTTTCACCACGAAGGTATGTGGTTCTTTGCGACACATCGTAAGTTTGACGCAAACAGAAGTAAATGGGCTAGCCGTCAAAGTTTTGGTGAACAGTTGACGGCTGCCCTTTCCGCCGAGTACCAAAGAAATGCTAAATTCCGTGAAAGATGTGGTGATCCTGCTAAAGAACCGGAATCGAAAATTTATTTTTCCAGGGAGAGTCCTGAGAATGGAGAAATAGATGTTCATGTGAGGCAATACCTAGACACCTTGGATAAAGATTGGTGTTATTGTTTTTTGGTGAGAAACACACAAAACAATCGTATTGTATGTCAAGCACCTGTAGACGAAAAAGGTAATCCTGAAGCTATCGTATATCATGTGGGTAGTTTCAAGAAATACACTAACGAGTTTTCTTTGTCTTTGGATATAAATATTCCTTCTCCGAAAAAGCACAATTTCGAATCATGGTCACAAGTTTACGACTATGTAAAAAGTACAAATCACGATGAGCTACAGGGAATCATTGCAGTTGCCCCTGACGCTAGACACATCAAGATTCTTGGTTCGAGATATTCTTATTTGTTTCAAATTCGAGGCAATGAACCAAGTATTAAATTTAGATACTTGCAGTTGCGAATGAATCCAAAGAAAGTCGACGATCTTTATTTGTTGTACCCCGGTCATCATCAAGAATTCGAAAATTACGAAAATATTTTGTATTTGATTGCAAAGAACATTCACTCTGCTTATGTCAACAGATACATCAAAAAACAATATGTAACTCTTGACAAAGAACCATACACAGTCATGGATGCTTGTCATAAATGGCATAAGGCAGATCGCGAAAAGAATCGAATTAGCGTAAGAAAAGTACAGCAAGTTTTAAACGAACAACGCGCGACTGATCTTAATAAAATGATAAGACAGCATATGCAACAGGAACGAAAAGCTCACGGTGAAAATGTAGAGATCGAAGCTCAAGGCAGTGCAATCCAAGCAAGCATTGGCACGGTAAATGAAACCAAAGAATAATTTTATTCATCCAAGCATCCCATAAAATTTTTTGTTATTTAACAATAACAAAAAAGCCGTTTAAAGTTAGACGCCTATCTTAAAATGCCAAAAAAATCGAAAGCCGCGCAAGTAAGAGTAATTCGAGAATTTTTGGATGAAACTGTGAGAACTGATTATAGAAAAAAGTTCCCCAGATTGCCCAGAATGTATCTTGAATTAATGGAAAACACGCAAAGAATCAAGCCTTCTTTTTTGGGTAAAGAATTCCATCCAAAATACGATTCTCAGTCCAAATATTCACCCCCAGAAAGCCCTAGACCTGTTTTCAATGATAATGCATCTGTGAGTAGTGAAAGTAGCAATGAATCCAGAGGTAGTTTAGACAGTGATAGTGATAGTGATAGCGACAGATCAGACACTTCTAGTATTAACGGTGACGAAGAAGATTATCAAGAAGACGATGAAGGTATTCTCACTAAGAAATTAAAAAATCTTTTAGGAGATGATGCAAGCACCGAAAGCGATGCTTCAAGCGTGGGAAGTGCAAGTGTCAGAAGATCTATTAGAAGCAAAAGACGTACACCTCCTACACTGCATCAATTAAGAGAAACCGGTGTGTATAAATCTGGATCTCCTATGAATAATGTTAGACATAATACAATGACAGAAGAGGAGGAAGAGGATAAAAAGAGAGAAATACTTTTTAAGTTTGACATGCTCAAAAAATCATATAAGGGGGCTTCAATTCCAGAATACAACATACATACCGACTATAAAACCATGGAAAGAAGTTACGAAGCTTCTGTAAAAAGATTATCGGTAGATAGCTCCGTCGAATCTTACAAAACCTATTTGATAGGTGGGTTTATGGCAGTTGAGTTCTTATTTGGAAATGTTTTTAATTTTGATATGCAAGGATTTACACAACAGCAAATCCTTAGTATGTCGTCTTATGAAAAGTTACTGATTGAATTGGGAGAAAAATCTTATGTACCAGAAGGTAGTAATTGGCCGGTCGAGTTGCGCTTGTTATTTTTGATTGTTGTTAACGCAGCCTTTTTCATTGTGTCAAAACTAATTTTAGCAAAGACTGGAAGTAATTTAATGAATATGGTAAATTCCATGAATAGCGCCTCAACTTCATCTGGACCACCCCCACCAAAAAGAAAAATGAAGGGTCCTTCCATTAATTTAGATGAAATCCCCGAGTTTGGGTAAAATGATTTTGTTCTGTTTTCTGTAGAAAATAGAAGATGAGTACACTTTTACAAGTAGCGTCAGACTTGCATATCGAACAAAAGTATTCCGATATCGATATATCTAATATGATCAGTCCATGCGGAAAGATATTAATATTGGCAGGAGATGTCGGATCTTTGTATCGCTTGGAACAATTAAAAAACTTTTTGAGTTGCGTATGTAAAAAATTTAAATACGTTGTTTATGTTCCGGGAAATTATGAATATTATCAATTAAGAGGGGTGAAACCCGCAAAGAATATGTATGAATTAAAGATAGATTTATACGCGTTAGCAAATGAATTTGAAAATTTAGTAGTTTTAGATCAAGGAGTTTTTGACTTAGCTGACAACATTAGAATAATAGGTACCACTTTATGGTCAACTACTAATACCCATCCATATGTTGTTAGAATTAAAGGAATTTCAAAAGAGTTATACAATTCAATGCATCAAAGTGATTTGGCGTTTTTAACTACTCAAATAGAAAAAGCGCATTCAGAAGGTAAAAAAACAATTGTTGTGACTCATTATCCGCCAATTGTAGCTCCTCACAATCGTCGCTCAAAAATTAAACAACTTTATGAAAACAACTTAGACCCAAATATTTTTCAACATGTAAATTCTTGGATATACGGGCACACACATAATAACAGCGATCCTCAAAACAACAGTTGCAAATTTTTTACTAACCAAATGGGTAAAGAAAAAGATGCTGCGAACGGTTATCGTAAAGATTTTGTGATAATCGTCTAAAATTTTGACACTTTTTATTCTAAAAATAAAAAGTGTGAGTACAAATAAACAATGACGCATACAAAAAAGCAATTGGAAAAATCGAAAGTCGCAGAATTAAAAGATTTAATCAGAAAATACAAAGAAGCAGATAAAGATTCTGGCTTGACTTTATCAGGAAACAAAGGTGAGCTCATAGAAAGAATTTTGAAATATGAGCGGAAGCTTAAGAAGCTTAAGAAGCCTAAAAAGTCTAAGAAGCCCAAAGAGCAATTAGTTGCAGACGCGGTGGGCGCCGCCCTTGGTGTTAAACCAAAAAGAAAAGTTTGCAAGGGTCTTAAGAAAACAAAAGATCCCAAATGTGAAGATCAATCTCATTGTGAATGGGTCGTCGGAAAAGGTTGTCGTGACAAGCCAATAGTATATGACGCTCGAACAGGTGAAATACTTGAAAGTGATGTTGATGTAG